ACATTCCAACCAATCGCATCAAGGATTGCTTTGAGTGGTTCAACAAAACTTTTCTCAAATTGTAGATCATAATCTATATACTTGTCAAGTCCAATTTCAGTTGGAAAGTCTTGAATAAAAGAAATAACATTCTCTTGTATTACATTTGGTCTTTGAAGATAAAGAAATTTAACTTTCTCTCCATTACTGATAAGTGAATATTTATTGTCTAGTTTTTTTGTTTTAATATAATGATTGAACAGTAATGCACCCCGTATATGTATAGGAGTTCCCTTTTCATAAATCATAGAATGTGATTTATACTTCTGAACATTTGATGCAGTGCGAGGAAATGCAATCTCTTCTGGTGGTAATTTTTTAAATTGTTTTCGAGACTCATCAATAAATTCAATGACATCTTCTTCAGTGCCATTCATCATTAACTTAAGTGCATTCTTAATAAGTAAACGACAAGGTGCAGGTGTAGAAGATTTAACTGCTTCAATACCCATCATCTTGAGATTTGGTTTTTCATATCTGACACCTTCACTATCCCATACATTTAAAATATATCTTTTCTTTGCTGTCCAGATGCCACGGTCTGCGATATTCTCTCGCTTCATAAACATCTTCTGATCATAAGCATTTACGTAGTTCGCCAACGTTTCATAAGAACTCGTAATATACTTTTCAAATTCCATCTCACAGATCTTATTAAGGAACGACACAACGCTCTCAGTAGTCTTCTCTCTCCCTTCGTATACCCTTTCGACCAAATCACCCAAGTTGAGATAGATACTGTCAGTATCACTAGCAATAACATAATCAACATCCTCCGTTTTTAAAATTTTATTTAAGTATTTGTTCATGCGGTTTTCTATCCAACGAATAGAAACCTGACCAGATAGTGTAATAGCTTCTGCGTTGGCAAGTTTATAATAGCGAAAGTATTGATTACCAATAGCACCATAAGCACTATTAAGTTGAATCTTCCTCGCCATTTGAATGTTGTTACATCTAGCAATCTCCTTCTCCAACCTTTTAGACTTTTTCTTTTCATAATCCTGCTTTGCTTGTAGCATTTTCTTTTTGTAAATGGTTCGATCTTTATAGATCTTCTCCATCAGTTCTGGTAAGAACCCTCGAACGTCCTTACGATATTGTGCACCATTTGCACATACAGCATACTCACCATCAATTACCTCTTGCTCTTCGAGGAGTCTATCAACTGTAACGGACGGGTGTTTTCTGTCCACGAGGGTCTCTGGGGAGATATTGTACTGCATAATAAGATGAGGGTAGAGAGAGTTAAGGTCAAAAGAGACAACCCAATCATACTTTCCAGGAATCGGTTCTTTAACATAGGCACCTGCGTACTTTGCGTCTTTATCAGTTTGTTCTTTAGGAGGAATAGCAACATTTCTTTTCTTAAGATAATTGTAGATAATAGTATCCCACATACGAACCTGAGAGAATACATCAGCATAGTTTGCCTTAGCATCATAAGCCATAACTATTGCTAGTTCAATCAATTTCATCTTGTCTTCCAGACGGTCAACAAGTTCAACGTCAATTATATTATACTCTACAAACTTTTGCCAACCCTTTGTGTAGAAATCTTTAAATGTATCAAACTCACTGTGATCTAATTTCTTTTGCCCTAGTTCTACACTAGCAATATAATCCAAACGGTATGACTCCTGTGCCTTATAAGTAAACTTCTTATAAAGATTCAAATAGTCTAACTGTGTAACACCACCAATATCATAAGAGATTTGTTTACGTCCCATAATATGGATCTCTCTTTCAGTCACTAATCCCCATGGAGACATTCTCCTCATGAGTTTTTCACCAAGAACACGATCAAGTCTTCTAGTCAGATATGGAATATCATACAACTCACTGTTCCATCCAGTCACAACCTCTGGTGTATTTTCTTCTACCATCCACCAGTTGATAAAACTAAGCAAGAGTTCATACTCAGTCTTAAATGATTTGTATATTACATTGTCCTGTTTATTATTAAATGGCCCTAGACCCCATGTACGAATCTGTTTAGTATTATAATCTTGAAGACTAATTAGTAGGATTTCTTCTGCAGCAGATTCTACATCAGGGAAACCATTCTCTGACTTTACCTCAATATCAAGTGTAGATATTTTAATCTTGTTTATATCAAACTTTATTTCTTCCTCTGGATACTGGTCAGAGATATATTGATAGATAAATCTTTCATTACCAAAGACTTTAAATCCTTCTACACCATCATACTTCTTTATAAAATCTCTACTCTCACGCACAGTTCCAGGCTTGACTGCCTCAACGTATTCACCTTCTAATGTTTTATACTTTGTCTTCTTATTAGAAGACACAAAAAGGGTTGGATAAAACTTCTCTCTGGTTGCAAAATGTTTCCCATTTTCGTAACCACGAACTAAGAAGTTGTCTCCAACCATCTGAACGTTTGTATAGAATCGCATTATGTAATAAGTTTTTCGTACTTTTTAAGTAGAGTTGCCTTAGGATCAACAAGGGTCAATATCTTATCTGATGATATCATAATTTCACGTTGACTGCTAACATCAATTAACCATTGGGAAAGAGTATCTTTCTCACCAACAAGATAAGGGTCAATTAATTTACAATCAGGTTCTCCCAATTCAGTTGATACTTCCTGTATTTGGGATATCAGTTTCTGATTGTTCATTAGACAAATAATCTTTATCGACATTTACTCTTTCCTCATAAAGTTCTTTAATTTTATTTACAGGTTCTACAAGAGTTACCAACCAATCAGCTCTAACAGGTACTTTTCTCTCTTCAGAAAAAATAAGCCATGGTCTTAACATTACCTCAACAGCAGATTCCCCTGTTTCTTTTTGTTCCTCTGTTATAAACTCAGGTGGTCTAGCCTCTAGAGTATAAGCATTTTGGAAAAGGTATCCACATAACCTATCTCCATCAACAAGTTCTTTTACATCTGATATTACATGTTCACCAGATTTTAATACAGCAAGTTTTATAGACATTGTTTTTATCGGTTAAAAATAGTATAGCATAAAAAAAGAGGACAGTCAACTAAGTTGGCGGCCCTCGATTCCATCTCGAACTCATTGTTATTTATATGTAATCCTTACGAGCATGATGCTCTGGAACAATTTTGTTCAAGTTTACAGTTAAGAGTCCATCTTCAAAGCTGACGGATCCAATCTCTGTATCGTCGGTGATCGTCCAAACTCGTTCGAAGGAACGTTGGGCCAATCCTTTATAGACAAATTCTCCAATATCTTCTGATTCTTCTTTTTTGCCTTCGACATATAATTTTCCAAACTCTGTATAGACTTTAACTTCATTTTTTTTGAAGCCCGCCAATGCGATTTCGAGTTTTGATTCATGATTGTTTAATTGTATCAAATTATATGGTGGATAATTTGACGTTTGTGGTGGTGCGTTGAAAAACCTGTCTAGGTAATCATCCATACCTATGCCATTTTGTCTTATCACCTTCATTAATTCTGGAAGGTTGGCTGTATGATAAGTTGCTAAGTTAGTCATTTGATTCTCCTTTAAAAGCGAGTTTTAGTTTTTGTACCCGAAGCGTACACTACTAATTATATCTCAGACCATTTGCATAAGTAGAGGATAACCGATTAATATAGGTTCGGGTTTCATCTATACTCTTTACATGGTACGTTTTACCGCCCATCTTTTTTATTGCTTCTGCTAAAGGATAATCATTTTCACCTTCATTCATCATATCTCCAAAGAAATGAAGATCATCATAGATATCAAAATATTCAAGTATTTGACTCTTATCACTATCAGAAATATCAAGGCCAGTTTGCCCACCGATCTGTATGTTTAGATCAGGAAACTCAGTTTTAAGTCTGTCTAGAATATCTCTTCTCTCATTTGTATTGATATCCCACTTTACATACTCACTTCTATATTTCATATTATCCTCTCCTCTTCCAAGAATACTAAAGTTTATTCCACCAGGTCTGTGTTCAATATGATTACCTGTCTTATTTGGGAATGTACTAAAGTCTAATTCATCATTAAGAAACTTAGTCAGTTCATCAGGTGGTTCCCAATCTGACCTATAAATGTTTTTGTAGGGTGCATCTGCTGTACCAAATTTATCCTGTTGATATACATCTGAACCAGAACAATTAAATATCCCTGCACATCTGGTAAGGATATCTCTTCCAAGTTGGTCTATAGTTTTAGCATGATCACTACCAGTAACTATGTACGTGGGAAACTTACAACAAAATATAAGAAACTCTGCTTCAAATGATGTAGTAATTTGTTGACGACTTTCAGTTAATGTTCCATCAACATCAAAAATAAATTTTCTCATTGGAATTTTGGGCCTGAATAAAAAAGTGTTATGCTATGTCTTTTCCCTTTTGTTACTGGAGTAACTCTATGAGGAATACTTGATTTAAGTATAACAACATTACCTGGTTCGGCAAGCTCTCCAACTTCTCTTTCTCCACCGTTACCAAATATAAAGAATTTACCTCCTTCATATGGTTCAAGTGAAGCATTAACTAACATTGTGAATTTAATATCATACTTTTCACTATTAGATCCATCACAATGCCAACCATACTCTCCTTTGTGCTGACTAGAATATTCATTTAATCTTATATAATTAGCATCATATTGAGGCCAAATATTATAACCAAACTGTTCTTGATTAATTCTTAAGAATGCTTGCTCTAATGGATCAAATGATTCTTTAAAATGAATCCATTGAGCCATTTTAACTTTTGCTATCTTAGTTACACCAATAGCAGCTTCATCTTCTGCATCTACTGTTACTTGAGAAAACATCTCATGTACTTGTGATAA